CCTCATTCAATAGAGGACAAGACAACGAAGTCTCTGAATTGATAAAAGTCTGTGAAGATCATGGATTCAACTATAATAAAAAAGAAAAAGTTGAGCCTATGACTTTAAAGGCCTTTGTTAAAGAGCAAGTTGAAGAAGGTAAAGAATTACCTTTTGACTTGTTCGGTGTATACATCGCAAATAAAACGAAAATAACTAACAAATAATAGGTAATAATATGAAGCTAAAAGACGGACAATCGAACGAAGTATCGATTAAAAAAGAAGCCGGTGCTGTTGCTACTATTAATTTAGAGCAATTCGCTGATGAGGGATTTGATAACGTAGACTCAAATAGTTTAGCGTTACCATTTCTTAAAGTTCTAGGTCAACTATCTCCTCAAGTAACACAAGGTGATAGCCAGTTTAATGCTGATGCAAGACCTGGGATGATCTATAACACTGTTACTAATGAGTTATATAATGGCGCTGAAGGTATGGATGTCATACCTTGCTTTTATAAACTTGAGTACATTGAATGGAAAGACAGAGATAAAGGTGCTGTCGCTCCTGTAAATGTTTATCCAGCTGATTCGGATATCATGTCTAAGACGACAAGAGACGAAAAAGGTAAGGATAGGCTTGAGAATGGTAACTATGTAGAAGAAACTGCTTCTCACTACGTAATGGTAGTAGAACCAGACAAATCATCTACAGCCTTGATAACTATGAAATCTACTCAAAGAAAAAAATCTAAAAAGTGGAATTCTATGATGATGTCCTTAAGGCAAAAGAAAGCAGATGGTAAAGGTTTCTTTAGACCTGCACCATTTACTCAACAGTATAAACTTAAGACAGTTCTTGAAAAGAATAACTTAGGTTCTTGGTACGGTTGGGAAATCGAGCATACAGGACAAGTGGGGAGCGAAGAAACAATCAAAGCAGCCTATGACTTCTATGAGTCATGTAAAAAAGGTGCAGTGAGAGCAAACCACAGCAACGAAGAAACAAAAGACAAGACTCCATTCTAGTATGGACATACTTGACAACACCCTGGAAGAGTTTGTAGAACTCTTCCAGGGGTCTTCTACATATTTTGGTGCTTCCAAACCGTTAGGACAAACAAGAGGTCGTGACGGTAAGCAAGAATTCAAACATTGGGTTGAACCAAAACCAATGACCAGAGAAAACTGGTTGCAACATTTGAAAGGCGAAGCTTACTATGGATCAGTACCCATTAGAGATGATAATTCATGCAGTTGGGGGGTCATCGATGTTGATCGTTATAATATACAGCATAAGGAAGTTATATCGGTTATACGGAAAAGGAAATACCCACTCATCCCATTTAGATCGAAATCCAACGGACTCCATTTAATTTTATTTATTGATGGTGTAGTTCCTGCATCTTCAATGAGAAAAAAATTAATTGAGTTAGCATCAGATCTTGGTGTCAATGATACAACTACAGATATTTATCCTGCACAAGATGAAGTAGATTTAACACCGGAAGATTGGAATAAAAAAAGAAAAGGTAACTTTGTTAATTTGCCTTATCAAAAAGCAAGAATGACTACCAGAGTTGCAATGGACAATGATGGTAATTCAATAAAATTAGAAAATTTATATAAATTTGTATCTGATTACAGATTAAATCCTAAAGAGTTTGATAAATTAAAAATTTTTCAAGATGATGAAACAAAAGATTATCCACCTTGTGTAGTTAACTTTATGAAAAACAAAGTTCAAAAAGGTGAAGGTCGTAATGATGCAATGTTTAATGTTGCAGTGTTAGCAAAAAAAATAAATGCAGATCCAGTTATGTATGAAGATTGGACAAGAAATTTAATGCCTAAAGTTTGTAGTGAACCATTACACCCGCAGGAGTTAAATAATATATTCAAAGGTGTTGAGAACAAAGAATATGCTTATAAATGTAAAACATCTATTGCAAGAATGCATTGTTCATCAAGTACATGTTTAAGACGTAAGCATGGTATTGGATCAAATGAAGCTTTACCTGAGGTTGGTAAACTTTTGAAAGTAAATTCTTATCCAGAACCTTATTGGATTTTACCTATTCAAGGTAAATCAATTAGACTTAGTACAAAACAATTATACCAACAGCAGTTATTAGGAGAACAATTATTAAATTACGATATTGTTTGGAGAGCATTAAAACCAAGTAAAAGAGATCCAGATCCTTACAGAGATTGGCTTGATGAGTTAATACAAAATAAACAAGACATGGAAGGATTTGATGCAGGAGAAGAGCAACAGGATGTATTTAATTCTAGAATGACAAAATTTATTGAAGATGTAGAAGATACTACTGAATTTGATCAAATAGATTCTGGTAATATATGGAAAGATGAAGTTGAAATGAGATTTAAATTAGAGACGTTTAGATCTTTTATGAAAAAAATGGGTTATAATTGGAATGAAAAAGAATGCACTAGATTCTTAGAACAAGGTAAAGCACTTCCTAAAGCTAAGTTTAAGGGAATTCAAACTAGACATTGGGTTGTGACTCTACCAAAACAAATGGAACACAAAAATAAAGATGTCAAATTTACTAAAGCAAAAGCTGCGTGGGAAGACAATTAAAATATTCGGTCCTCCTGGTACAGGTAAAACAGAAAATTTACTCAAAAGGGTTAAGAGGTACCTTGAGAAAGGTTACTCTCCAGACGAAATTTGTTACGTATCTTTTACTAACAAAGCTGTGGACGAATGTGTTGCAAGGGTTAGACAAAAGTTTAAAGGGTATAACGAAGATGATTTCTCATATTTTAGAACATTACATTCTTTGGCCAGACAACAGTTTGCTGAAATTCCCGTATTAGATCCAAAGGCAGACCTGCTGATGTTTCATACACAATATGGCACTGTCAAGGTAGGGTACAAAGATACTTGGGACGATCAAAAAGTATATAATAATTGGTCGCTTCAAATATATGACAGGGCAAGAAACATGAAAGTAGACCCTGTGTGGTTATATAAACAACAAGCAAGGAAGTCTGTTAGGTTACAACAATTTAAATCAATTATTGCAGGTTACGAAGAATTTAAAACAATGGAGTTGGAGAACGGAAAACGGACACCGGATAGGTTAGATTTTACAGATATGGTGCAAAAGTTTATTGATGATGGTTTAGTAGTGCCTTTTAAAGTGTTGATGGTAGATGAAGCTCAAGATCTTACACCTTTGCAATGGGACATGGTGGTTAAAATAGCTAAAGCTGTAGAGCGAGTTTATATTGCTGGTGATGATGACCAGGCGATATACGAATGGAACGGTGCAGATGTTGACCTATTTCAAAACTTCCCAGGCAGAACTTTAGTGTTAAAAAAGTCAGTTAGATTAAACAAAAACATACATTTCTTTTCCAAATGTTTACTAAATAGTATGGGCCATAATAGAGTTCAGAAGGAATTTCATTCAAATGGTAAAAAAGGCCATGTCTTTAGATGGGGTGGCCTTAAGAAAGTACCCTGGAACATGGATGGTAGTTGGATGGTGTTGGCTAGAATTAATGATGTAAAAAGAGAACTTCAACAGGAGGCAAAGAACCTTGGTTTATATTATCAGGACCAGAAGAATAATAAATCATTTGATCCTAACCAATTTTCTGCGATTAATTATTGGGAAAAAATTTGTAATGGTGGCAGCATAACTAGAGAAGAAGCTGTAACTATGTATGAGTATTTATTAAACATAGACCACGGATACCGGTCAGCGGAAAGTAAAAAGTGGAGTTTTGCACATCCAAATCAAGTCTTTACATTTGATGAATTACATTTAAGGTGTGGCATGCGTGATGAGAAAGGTCTTTGGAATCAAGTATTTAAGAGAAAATTTAAAGATAAAGATAAACAATATTTTAAAAAACTTATGAATGAAGGTGTAGATTTATCACAACCACCTAAAATTATTATAGATACTATACACCAAGTAAAAGGTGGTGAAGCAGATAATGTTGTCCTGGCGAGTAAATGTAACTTCCCATCACACTTTGATAAAAAAAATCTAGCAGATAAGGTAAAAGAACTTAGAGTTTGGTATACAGGTGCAACCAGATCTAAAAGCACACTCCATCTGTTAGGTACTTACCATCAATATAATTTTCCTTTAGGAAAATATTACAAACAATATGAGGCTAACTATGCCAGATAAATTAAATTTAAGAATTTTATCGCTAGGTGCTGGAGTACAATCATCAGCATTAGCAATGTTAATTGAGCAAGGTAAGGTTCCTATGGTAGACGCAGCAATTTTTGCAGATGTGGGAGCAGAGCCTGCAGAAGTTATGGAATGGTTGAATTGGTTAAAAACTAAACTGTCTTATCCTTTGTTTATAGTGCAAAAAAGAAATTTAAAAGAAGATTTAGAATTAATGGCAAAAGGTGAATATAAAAAAATACCAATACCAGTTTTTACCTTAGGAGAAAATGGAAAAAAAGGTATGAACAGAAGAGCTTGTACCTCTGATTACAAGATAGAACCAGTCACTCAAAAAATAAGAAATTTGTTAGGTTTGGCTAAAGGAGAAAGAAGAAAAGAGGGAACTAAGGTTGAACTCTTGATGGGTATTTCAACAGATGAAGTATCCAGAATGAAAACAAATCAAATTAAATATATTACAAATGTTTATCCCTTAATTGATATGGGTTGGAATAGACAGAAATGTATAGAGTGGTTTCAAAAAGAATACCAAAAAACACCACCTAGATCTGCTTGCACTTTTTGTCCGTTTCATTCTAACGAAGAATGGAGAAGAGTTAAAAAAAATAAAAATGAGTGGGATAAAGTAGTTAAATTAGAAAAATCTTTTATAGATAATAAAAATATAATATCTGAAATAACAGGCATGAAAGATACTATGTATTTGACAAGAAAGTGTGTTCCAATTGACCAAGTTGATTTTGAAGAAGAAAAAAAAGATCAACTAGATATGTTTGAAAACGAATGTGAAGGCTATTGTGGAATTTAAATTGTTATGAAAATTTTAAATAAAAATATTACAATTGAAAATATAAGCGGTATAAAAATTGTTGATAATTTTTTTACAAATGAATGTCTTGAAGCCCTCAAACACAGAATGTTATATGCTAAATATTTTGATAAAAAATATAATGGTTATGTTGCAATTGATTACTTGCCAACTAAAGATTATTTGACAGATTTAATTGTAAGTAAAATAAAAGATAAATTTGAAGTCCCAGAATTTCAAAGAGCTTGGAGTTTTTTGTACGCAAAAAATGATGATGGTGTGCAGCTACACTGCGATCCATCAATACTAAATTTAAATGTTTGGGTTTCATCAAATGAAAGTGTTCTAGATCCAGAAAAAAACGGTTTACACATTTATAAGGTGCAGCCACCTGGAAATTGGTCAAGAGATGATTGGAATAATAATCCAGATAAAAGTTTAGAATATATTAAATCAAAAAATGTAGAACCAGTTAAAATAACTTATAAAAGTAATAGAGCAGTTTTGTTTGATGGTTCGTACTTTCATAAAACAAATGGTGTTTCTATGAAAGAAGGTTATGAAAACATGAGAATAAGTTATACATACCTTTTTGGTAAAAATTTAGAATAAACAAAGGAGTTAAAATGACAAATAAAGATATGTTTGATGAGGCCTTTCCAAAAGACAGACAAATTGGAGGATCTCACTACCAACATTTTGAAATTCAACCTTGGACATTTATAAGAAAGAATGCTTTAAATCCATTTCAAGCAAACGTCATAAAATATGTTTGTAGATATTTATTTAAGGGAAAACAAATAGAAGATATTGAAAAAATAAAACATTACTGTGATTTAGAAATAGAACATTTAAAAGATGCCAAAAAAGAAAAATAAATTAATTATGTGTGAACGTTGTGATGACGTAGTTGCAGTAATTGTTCATGAGTATAGTTATTATTGTGCAGATTGTGCATTATTTGAAATGAACATACCTTTTAAAAAAGCAATATCAATTGAAGATGCAAATTTAAGTAGAAAAATACAATAATGTTATTTGAAAAAGAGGATAAGAAAATTTATTTCGTTCACATACCTAGAACAGGTGGGAGGTTCGTACAAAATCTATTTGAACACAATAATTTTTCAACAAATTTAGACAACAACTTTCCATATAAAAACTTTGAATTTATGCACCTTCACCATGAATTACTTAATAACTTTAATTTTTATAAGAATAACAAAAAATTTACTATTGTGAGAAACCCTTTAGATAGATTTATAAGTTTTGCAAAATTTGATTTATACACAAATGGAAAAGATCATAAATTTAGATTAAAAACAAAAGAAGATGTTATTGATTATATAGAGCTTTGTAGTAAAGCTCATTTTAGAAACGGTAACTGGTTGAGACCTCAATCAGAATTTGTAAGTGAAGATTGTAAAGTTTGGAAGTACGAACGAGGTTTAAAGGATAATTTTTTACAATTTTTAAAAATTAGTTTTGATATAGAATTAGATTATACTGAGTCTCTTTGGAATGAAGTAAACGTTTTACATGAAGATTTAAAAAATATTGATGAAATAAAGAAAGCAGTAGAATTAATTTACGATAAGGACTATAAGAACTTTTATTAAATGACACATCAGTTAAATTTTATTTATAATGATAGTGATTGGATAGCTCCAGCAGAGTATCCAGATTTATCTCAAGCAACAGAAATTGCAATTGACCTAGAAACTAAAGATCCAAATATTAAAACTAAAGGACCAGGATGGGCAACCTTTGATGGACACATTGTAGGTTTTGCAGTTGCTGCACTTGGGCAACAATGGTACTTCCCAATAGCTCATGATGCTGGTGGTAATATGGATTTATCCATAACCTGCGCATGGATGCAAGACATTTTAAAAACAGATGCTACTAAAATATTTCACAATGCAAGTTATGATGTTGGTTGGTTATTAGTTAATGGATTTGAGATTAGAGGTAAGATAGTTGATACCATGATTGCTGCTGCCATTATTAATGAAAACAGATTTAGTTTTAGTTTAAATGCGTGTGCTAAGGATTATTTAGGTGAAATTAAAAATGAGACGTTTTTGAATGAAAAAGCAAAAGAATGGGGTATTGACCCAAAAGCTGACATGTGGAAGCTGCCTGCGGGCTACGTAGGCTTCTATGCTGAGCAAGATGCAGGGTTAACCCTACGTTTATGGCAAACGTTAAAAACAGAGATATCTAAGCAGTCCCTACACGATGTTTGGGAGATGGAGATGGAATTATTGCCTATTTTAATAGATACAAGACGTAGAGGAATAAGAGTTGACGAGGAGAAGGCTTCTCTGCTAAAAAAAGAATTCAAACAAAAAGAGTCTGAGGTTTTATCAAGTATAAAATCTCAGACCACACTTG